ACAAGCGCTGTTCACCTTGTTCGCTAAATACACTAAGACTTTGTGTGTGTTATACATTTTCTGCTTAATCAACAAATCACAATAATAGTTGTAACCATGCTTGGCGGAACACTGTTTCAACGGACCATCGATCTCCATCCTACACCTTCTCAAATTATCCAAGTCATGATAATTGATATTCAGATCAGCTCGTCTTTCAATCAAATCAATGACTTTCTTCAATACTTTCACTTCCCTACTTGTCAAATCATAAAAAACCGTAAATGGAAAAACGTGTGTTCGAAAGTATTTATAAATAAAATAGTGTCTGTGTCTGTCAAATGTGTAGTTTAAATAAAGTCTATCTAAATCAATAAAATTATTATTTACATTAAATGAAGTGATGATTTCTTTAGAATATGTATGAGTTAATGGTATCAGACGCCGCACGAAAAAATGGTTCAGCGAGTTCGGTAGCCAACGTAGCGACTGCTTCTGGATAGTTGCCAGAAAGTACATGGTATCCAGTCTTAATCACACTCTTCAAGTACGGGGCCATTGCCCTCCATGTGTTAGCTAACCAATCGGTGAACGGATCAGGGTATCCGAATGTCAGAATGTTTATAGGTGGTATGTGTCTCAGCGGATTGTATACATACGACATGTGCCTACGTGAAAACCATGATTCATTTGCTTCAGCCAGACTGAATGTAGCCGTAGTTAAGATGAATTCATTCTTTGTAGGTTTAAACGTCATCTTCGTCACCGATGCTCTTATTTTGTATGTATCCCATGAAAGAGTAGAAATCGGTACAGCCAATTGTTCAGGATGACCTTTATAACTATGACAATTGGACCATACCATAGTTGGGTTGCACAGATAGTTGAGACAATTCAGAACCGTGTTTATCTGTATTGAATTCACCACAGAATACAATTCCAAATTTCTGTCCTCATCAAACGTCAATGGACGAACTGATACAGTAGGTGGAATTGTACTTTTCAACAATACTCCAAACTTAGCATTGATAGCCTCAACCATAAACCAAGGCATGGGATAATGCGATATTGAGTAATGCTTCTGCATTGCCGAAGCATTTGCATCAGTGCACGTATTCGCTTGCTGAAGTAGCTCAAGCAATTGCTTAGTGATGTCCCGATTTATAAACACACGGTTGCACCCTATGCTCTGGATGATCGAATGAATGTTACGATTAACCTTGTCGCTGTTAAGATACACTCCCCACAACGTTGACATTGGTATGCCGGCATTCGCCAATCCGGCTGTTTGCGCAGCATTGATAACAGTGGCGTAATTTATCGCAAATTCGTGAAAGTTATTAGATG